AGGATCGTTAGGTGCGCTGAATGTGACAGTTGGCGCGGCTGTATAAGCAGAGCCAGGAGCAGTTACAGTTACCGTATCTACTGGGCCGCCAATCTCAATGTCCTGTCGGTTGAAGAAGAACGGGCCTTCGACGTTACCTACTGATGCACCAGCAGGGCCGCGCAAGTCTCCGATGTCAGCGATGGTTGCCCACCCCTCTTCCTCACCGTTGTACTGGCCGATGCGGTATTGAATACCCACCAGTGCGTCCAAACGCATCTGAACTGGGCCTCTGAATACGCCCTCTTCGTTGAACAAGATGCCAAACAACTCGCTTATTGTCTTGTTTCCAAGCTCCGCAGAGTTGATATAGCGTATCAAGTTCTCAAAATCTGTATGAATGTTCCCGCTATTAACGTAGTTTTGCGGGTGCTGTTGTCTAAGTCGTGCCATTTATCCTGTCCTCACTGTAACGGCAAAGCCAATTATTTTTAGAAGCCCCTTACCTCTTGTAGTAAAGCGGAACTGCACCCCACGATAACGATGCTCGAACTTCCTTTCATACTGTCTACTTAACGGTACATCGGGGAATTTGTCGTCCACCCCGTCATCTTCGATAAGGAACTGCATGGATGACATGTATCTTCCACGCTCATCGAAGGCTTCCACCTGTAGCTCACCTTTACCAGTTGCTTGCAGGATGAAACTGTAACTTTCTTTCATGTCGTTGATAGCGCCCTGCCACAGAATGGGTGTAGTGACCACCATTTCTGGGCTATATTGAACAACCTCTTCGACTTTATTCTGCTCCCACACGCCGCCAGGTGTGCCTAGAAGCGTTACTCCGCCGAGTGTTTTCCCACAGCGAACATTCAGGAAGTCTCCTGAAGACCATTTACTTTCACCGCCAGCCATAGGGTTGAGGGTTAGGGTAAGTCTTTTGGAAATAAGGTCAGATATTGGAAAGTATATGTGGTACTGGCCTTCGTCTTGGTCGAAGTATGCAGATATTTGCTCAGTATCATCTACGCTTCTGACGTATGAGCGGTACAAGAGGTCAATCTTGTTGGACATTGGAATGGTAAAGATGGTCACACCGTTTGTTTCTGAACGACGTAGAGAGTGAACCCCGTCTCTTGAGCAGAACAAAAGGTCAGCACCAGCCTGGCAGATAGTGTTGTGAGAGATAGTTCCCACTTTAATGTTTGCTTTGTCGTCGATTTGCCAGAGTGTGTAGTCTGGATGTAGCTGATACACCAATGTCTGGTCGAAAGTGAACACAGCAAGTCGGCTGTTTTCAAACACCCCTAAACCACGGATTTCGTCGGCTGTACCAATCACGTTGGCTACGTCGATGTCTGAGGCTTGCGTAACTTGTACTGCGGCTGGGTCTTCGTCTAAGGTGAAGATGTCCTCTTTGTCCACGCGACTGAAGTCTATGAGGGTGCGTCGCCCTGGCTGTCCAGCAGTTGCGAGACGACGTTGCACAGCGACTACGTAAGCAGGACGCGGGTCGCTATCTGCCTCGATTTGCTCGAACTTAAAGCCATCGTATGTGAACATAGGGTAGTCGCGTGAGGCGAAGACCACCTTGTTGTTGAAGATGGTTGATGTAACGATGGATGTTTGCGGGTATACCTCAAACGCCTCATGTCCATTTGACTGAGGTTTAACATCTGTTCTGTTTGCGTACAGATAGTAGCTTATAGACTGTGCGTCTAAAAAATCGTTGAAGTATGTAAGGTCTCCAGCGGCTGTCCCGCTTGAAGAAACAGTTACCCTGTTAAAGACTTCATCGACAGCCACCTCTACTGTTGCTGGAGACCCACCATCGTCTGTAGGCGTAAGAACTTCTGTGTTGTCTACAGCTATGCGAAGCACATAAACAGCAGTTCCTGTGGCTTCATCGCCCCAAGCAAGAGATGTCATGTCTGGGTAGTTTGGTATGTCTTCAAATATAACGTCGTAGTATCTGAAGTTACTTGTTGGCCTTGCGTTACCAGTTGTATCGTCAACTATGGTTTGCGTAACAGGATCCCACCCAACTTCGATAGTTCTCTGAGGGTTTTCAATGGCTCTCTCTGACTTTAGAGTTGTGCCGCCGCCGTCCTTCTGCGCCCATACCGCCAAGTCTCTGCCGAAGAATGTAACATGTGTTATAACGGCGTCGCCAGGTGTGCGTTGTGTAGCACCTGGGTCGCGCACAATAGAGCCACGCCAATCAGCGAAGCCGTTGGATATGTCTAATAGGTGTTGCTTTTGACCAGTATCCAGAGCGCCCTTGTCGCGTGATGCGTCGATGCCCTGAAAATCCTCGTAAGGGTATACCTTGGTCTTAACGCCTGATGGCGCATAAGTGGTAGACATTAACGTCTCCTAGCGTCGTATCCCTGCGTGCCGCCTGGGGCTTGCGATTTGTCCATTGGAGAAACCTCAATCTTGCCAGATCCAAATTTCCGCTGGAACAGGATGCGGTTCATCATCTTGAAGTACATTGGCCCATACGCTTCAATCTTGTTTGACTGTTGCTGGACTGAATAATGATACAAGAGACCAGACACTATGATGCTGTCTGGTATCTCGCGTTGTTCTGATGGGTGCGTGTAGTAATCAATTTCTGGGTTGTCCCAGTAGGGGTGGCCACGCAAGTCTTCGATAACGAGGTTGGCAAACTCGACGAACATCATCATAACTTCGCCATCGACTGTACCTGGGTGCATGTCACCATAACGACGTAGCGCTTGGAAGATCAGTGCCTCTAGGTTTGAATAAGGCTCAGAAAGATGTGGGTTGTTGACTGAATAACGGTTACGGGCTTCTTTCCCGTCCCAATGCTCTCGCCACTTCTGCTCAATATCGTTTTTAGTATTGGCATCAATAGTATCACGCAAGTCTCTTGCGCCTGGCATGTCTGTTCGGCCAGTACCTGGGTCGTAGTGTTTTACGTCGGTATTGGCTGGTCTGTCGCCAGCGATTTTGTCGTAAGTGCGTGGGACTTCGATAGCCATGTTTTACCCCTCGTGTTTGACGAAGCGACCTCTTTGGAACCATGTGTGCATTTCAAATGCTTCAATGTGTTCTGGTCTGATAGAGAAGAAGAGATGCTCGCGCTCTTCATCCCAGTAAGAGCGATACCGCTCACCTCTGACAACCATCTCCAGCTTTACTATTTCCTCGTCAGACGAGACGTATATCTGGTTGTCTTTACGCTGTTCATTTTTAGGTGCTGGCTTTGCCTTTTCCGCCAAAGTCTTCTTCACAGCCTTGACCGCCGCCACCTTATCTTCAGGTTTAATTATTGCCATTACTTGCTCCAAAACAAAAAGGGCGGGTTGCCCCGCCCTTAGTGTATGTGTTTTGGGACAATACAGTCGTCCCTATAGACTAGGCTACAGCGTTCCAACCTTTAATGCGGTGGTGTACTTTTGCCTGTGTCATTTCGTGGCCGCACTCTGTCATGTACATGTGCTTCACGCCGTCTAAATCAGGTGTCTGAATGTCGCGGACAAGCTGGGTATCGCGGCCTTGTAGGTAGCGGTACTTCAGTTCAGCCATATCCAAAACGAACATTTCTTCAGTCATGCCTGTTTGACGGAACATTGGGTGCATGTACACCAGCAGATCACCAGCGTATGTGGTGTAGCGGGTCAGTGAAACGCCGTAAGCGTTGTCGATCTGAGTTGGTTGCCAACGGTTCTTGCCGATCTCCATCAAGTTGGAGATTACGCGAGCGCCGCAGAAAGCAACTTTTTCAGATGAACCATAAGCGAAGATGTCTTCGATCAACAGACGATCAAACTCTTTTTCAGTAATCACGTTTGCTGATGCACCGAATGTTGCACCGTCGGTTACGTTGGTGATCATGCTTTGCAGACCGCCAGTGTAGCGAGTTGGTGAAGCAGTCGAGCCGTTAGCTTCGTTGCGAACGCCGAAGAACATAGCCCGCTCAATGTCGCTCATGTGCAACTTGAGAGCTTTAGTCAGAGCTTCTTGCTCTTTATCACCTGTACGCAAGTAGGTGTTCTGCAATGTGCCTGTAACTTGTACGGCAGTCTTGAAGATTTGCGTATAGTTGTAATCAAGAGTTGGGTCGAAGCTAATAGCTGTTGGGCTAGTGCCACCTTCCTGATCCGCAAAGCCAGCAATCACCAGTACGTCGCCATCAGCAATCTGATGAGTTGTACCACCGATGTTACGAGTAACAGTCAGTGTGTGTGTTGAAGTGTTGGCATCAGCGGTTGCGTGCATGATCTCACCAGTTGTCTGGTTCTGGAGTATCGCGCCAGCTACAACAAAGCTCTCATCGTCGTCGGAATCGACTACGACAGAACCTGTTACGGCAGATGCAATAGCACCGTCAACAGTCAGAGTGCGATCAGGCAACTCGTCGCGGAAGTGGTTGTACTTAGGGTCATCTGAGCTTTCTGAGCCTGCCATTGAAAGCAGAGCCTGAAGCGGCGCAGTACCATTTGGTTCTAAAAGCGTGAACAATTCACGGTAATTGGTAGGACGGAAGTCGGTAGTAAACTGACCAGTCCCACGCAATCCAGTAATAGCAGTCATATCTATCTCCTTTGACTAGCTAGATGGTTACATAAGATGTCGGTTGGGCTACTACAAACTCTCTGCGTACAGCACGATGGTTCTTGTTTACCCTTTTGCACAGCTTGTGTGAGGCCGTAGCGTCGGCTGTACAATCCCATTAAATAAAAAAGGGGAACTTCTGTCGTCCCCCTTTCTTATATTTATAACATATTTCGTTTTCGCATTGCCGCTTCTGCCACCGTGTTCATAAAGTCTTGGTCGGCATTTGGCTTGGCTGTAGCGCCTGGAGACCCAGGGGATGATGAGTTAGCGCCTGTATACGCCTGACGACGTTGTGCCAGACTACGTAGTCTTTCCATCTCAGGTGTGTTTTTGACTGCGGCGAAGTCTCCCATAACTTTTTCAGTTAAGTCGCGGTCAATAAAGTCTTCGATGGTAAAGCCACGCTCGAAGGCGAAGTTAAAGAAGTCGTCTTCGTCTGCGTCTGGTAGCCCGTATTTCTGCTGTGCGCTGTTGAGGTTATTTGCCGCTGATGTGCGGTACGCCTGTTGCTGTTGCTGTTCAGCAGTCATGGCGGCCTTTGCCGCATCTTGGTTAATGCCCTGCGCTGATGCTAAAAACTGGTTCATCATTTGGCGCAACTGAGCATTTTCCTGTTGCATTGTCTGCAACTGAGCAAAGCCATCGCGGTACATTGGAGGTAAGGTTACAGCGTTCTCTTCTTCCCAACGCTTGATTTGGTCTTCGATTTCAGACTGTAGATTGCGTTGATTGGTTACACTTTGCCCCTGACTGTCTGGGGTTGGATCTTTCTGACCACCCATAGTCGGGTTGCTTACAAACGCCTGTGTAGCGGCTTGTAAGAACTGGGCCATATCGTCTCCGCTTATATCCTTACCGCTCTGCCTTGCGCGAGCCATAATGTCCTGGACGAACTTCATCGCAGGCTCAATAGGCTTGATCTCGTTAGCGTGGCGGTAGTTCAAGTCGCGGTAGCGATTAAATGTTTCGCGGATTTGCGCTTCTGTTAGGTTGCGCTTCTGACCGTCGAAGTCCACTTCAAACATCTTGACGCTCTGCTCCAGAGAGTTGTCAGCTTCTGTAGTGGGGGATAGTGCCGCCGACGCCTTTTCTTGGTCGGTTGGCGGTGCATCCTTTGGTTCTGGTGGCGGAGCCGCCTGTTGCTCCTGTTGCTGTGGTACTTGCTGACCTCCAGCCTGTGCGTTTGCGTCACCAAGTTTTTGACCAGCCATCTGGTCGATTAGGGCTTTATCTTGTTCAGTAGCCATTTTGTTCTCCTGCCAGCCGTAGCGAGCTTATCTGTGAGGGCCGTAGCGCTCTATTGCTTTTTAAGTTCTGCCTCTGTTGCCGCTTCCATCAGCAATTCGTTATCAATAAGCATCTTCATATTAGTTGGCAGTTCGATCATCCGACGTGCCGCCCACATAGCACCACGACGGAAGTTTATCTCATCAACGGACAACTGTTTATTATCAGCCAGTTGGTAAGCCGCTGTGAGAATTTCGTCTTGCATCTTCCGCTGGAGGATACCCCATCCGTTGGAAGACAGGAGTTCTTCAAGAACCCTTGCTTCTTCTTGTTTAGTCAAATTTAGTCCAAGCCCCTACTGAGAGTATGCCAAGAATTACGAGTACGAGCCACTTGACGAAGGTGTTGACGACAGACTTCTTAACGTCGCGCCAGCTATCTATAAGTTGGCGCAAGTCGTGAATGTCCTTGCCTGCTGTTTCGTCGTGCAGACCGATGCTTGCGAGCGCTTCTTTAGCACCACGGCGAGCGGAACGCTCGACAAGTTGCTCTAGCTCAAGTTTTGTCATTGTTACCTGAGACATTAGAATACCACGTACTTATGAACGTCTTGGCGCTCTGCATCGTCACCTGTCAAACAGCTATCGCCGTTATAACCAGAACAGACTAAGTGGCCGTCTTCAGTCAAACCCCAAGTATGTCCGTACTGGGCATACCCAGCAACTGAAACGTCTATGAGTTTCTTGGGTACGAGCCACCTATGTATCTGCCCAGCATTTAGGTTTGTGGTGTCACCAGTTCCTAGCTGTCCATTACCATTGTAGCCGCATCCATAAGCCGCGCCTTCGTCGTCCAAACAGATGAAGAAGCCATAGCTTCCCGAACCCATAGCAAGTAATTTAATAATTTTTCTTGCGCTGAATGATGGGAACCCGCCTTGAGGGAATGTACCAAAGTCATTATGCGCCAAATATGTGGTAACGGTTCCAGTTAAGTCCTGCCAACTGGTTGCGTTGGTTGTGTTGCCGTTTCCTAGTTGGCCATAACCATTGTATCCAGATGACTTAACTAAGCCGCTTGCCGTTCTGATGTAGCTACTTTCGTATGTGTCTCCGTCAGGATTACCAACAGCCTCGCACACGCAGTCAGTTCCAGATGCGTTGTTGTTGTAAACGATGGCCGCTGAATAGTTGCCAGCAGTACCAGAACGGGCAAGGAAACCATAGTTGTCATTACCCCAGTTCCAGCAGTTGCCGTCAATGTCTCTGACAAAAGTCATGCGGCGGCCTACATACAGAATTTCTGCAACCCTTTGAGTTACTGCGGAGATTGTAAGAGGCACGCTAGA